CTTGTAGAGTTCATTCCAGTATTTATGGAACGATATTCTATCAAGCCTTTTGGTACCATTAGGTGGACGCAAGATGATCTTCATTATAGCGTGAAGTCAGGGCCTCTTGGCCCAAGTACGCTAACAGCCCAGGCTGATATGTACAAAGCAAAGTCACTCCTTCCGGCATGGAAGAAGATGGCAATGTTCGTACCTATCATCCTAGAAAAGCTCATGGATGCAATTCCTGAGAGATCGGCCTTGAAATTCACATCTTTAATTCTAGGCAAAGAAGAACCAGTTAACAAACCTGGTTTCATCAATGTCACAAGAATTAAGGAGAAGGAATTAAAAGACGTGACACGTAGATTAAGTATAGTTGATGACCCCGAAGCGAAAGCTCGGATAGTCGCTATATTTGACTACTGGTCACAGTCGATCCTTAGAAAATTACATCTAAGGCTTTTCGAGCTATTAGAGACATTTAAGCAAGATCGGACCTTTACCCAGGATCCCTACATTCCTAGACGCTTAGGTCACAAGTATCACTCACTTGATCTATCAGCAGCCACAGACCGGTTTCCGCTTAAGCTTCAAAAGGAGCTTATTGCGAAATTGGTAAGTGGACCTTATGCTGATGGATGGGAAGAAGTACTTGTAGGCACACCTTTTGTAACTCCAGAGGGTGATTCCGTTGTATATAATGCGGGTCAACCTATGGGAGCTTATAGTAGTTGGGCAACCTTTGCTGTCACTCACCACATGGTTATAGACTATGCCGCCTTTAAGGAAGGCCTCGATCCACAATCAGAATATTATATACTTCTGGGGGATGACGTAGTTATTAATCATGATGGTGTTGCAGACAGATATCGGAATATCATGTCATCCCTTGGTGTTGACATTTCTCCGATGAAGACACATGTGTCGTATACTACATATGAATTCGCGAAGAGATGGTTTCACTATGGGAAGGAGATTACAGGAATCCAGCTTGCTGGATTCATGAATATCCTCGAGTCTGGTCTTAACATCAGGAGTAAGAAATGGGTGGATGAGCAGATGAAGAAGTGTACTGCCAAATCAGGCAGAGCTAGAAATAGCTACTTCAAACGTCTGTGGAAATCCCTTCCTACAAGTGTAGGTAGGGAGATCCCCGTCCCGTACCATCTTATTACTGCTATGTTATGCCAACTTCGTGATCGTGGTATACCATATCGAATGGGTCTGAATATCCCGGATCAGGTGTC